GGATGGTTCGTCGCCAAGCACGATGATCCTGGCCCTGTTCCTGGCCCAGGATGGCAGTCTGGTCCTGTAGGAAAGAAAGGCGAGAAAGGCGTGCCTGGAGACAGAGGTCCGCAGGGCTTGACCGGTAAGGCGTCGCCGCACTGGATCGGCGTCAAGGTAGACGGCTATAGTTTTACGACGGTCATGAGCGACGGAACGATCGGGCCGAAGATTTCTCTCGTTGAGATGTTTGAGCAATTCGCATCAGAGATGTTGAGGAAGTGACATGCAGCAGATCCTCAACGTTTTAACACCGGCAACAGCTATTGCTCCAGCGAGCCCTTATGACTTGGTGACGCTCGATGAGATGAAGATAAAGCTTCTCATCCCGCCGACCAACACGACTTTTGACGCTCTTCTTCAGGAGCTGATCACCAACATCTCTGAGACCATCGCGAAGATGTGCAATCGGATCTTCGCCTACGAGAAAGTCGAAGAGACCTACTATCAACTTGAAGATAGCTGCTACACGCAGCGTCTCTACTTATCGCGATGGCCGGTGGTTCTTGCTGACATAACGTCATTCACGCAAGATGGCAATGATATCTCGAGCTGGATTGCTTCAGGAGGCCCGATCCCACCTGGGACTTCTACAGGAGCTTGTGTTCTCGAGGAAGTGACTGGCACGATCTACATGCCGTCGGGTCTCGGGCCATGGAATGGTGTGATCGACGTTGTCTACAGCGGCGGTTATGCGCTGCCGGATGGAGCACCAGGATCGCTTAAGTTTGCTGTCGAAGCGTTGATCCGCGAGAGCTACATGAGTTGGATCAGGAACCCGTCGCTATTCGGTGTGCGACAAATCGCTCACAAGGAAAGTCGTATCGGCTATTACGGGCCGAACATGTTTCCGACGATTGGTCTGCCGGCTACGTGGACAGTCGTTCAGATGCTCGTCAACAAATACATTCGCCACTGGGTGTGATCATGAAACATGACGTTATCTTGAAAGATAAATTCATTCCGTCGCGAGAAAAGCCGAATGCGGTGTGGCGCGCCGTGTCAGCTTTGGTTCGCGGTCACATCGCCAGTATCACGGCTGACAGCATGGCGAAATCTATGTACCCGGATGACTCCGTCACACCTGTCGTCTTGAAAGCTGTCAGCACTCAGGCAACGACAAGTAATCCGTCATGGGCCGGATCGATATTGCGATATGCCGTTGATCAGTCGATCGAAGACATCGTAGCGATGAGTGTGGCATGGCGATTGGAACTGGCTGGAGCCCTTCGCGTGCAGATGGGAAATCTCTCGAGTGTGACTGTTCCTGGTCGCTCGCAGAACGCTGCCAATGCTGGCCAGTGGGTTCAGGAAGGTCAAGCCATCCCGGTTCGTCAGCAAGCGATCTATCCTGGCGCGAAGCTCACGCCGCAGAAGCTCGCTTGCATCGTGACGATGACGCGAGAGATCACAGAAGCGTCGAACATCGAAGATGTGTTGAAGATGTTGATGACGGAAGCCGCCGGCATGGCTATTGACAATGCGATGTTCAGCACGTCGGCAGCGACTGCGGCGCAGCCAGCTGGTCTTCTCAACGGCTTGACCCCTCTCGCTTCATCGGCTTCAACTCTGGGCTTTGACGGTTGCGGTCAAGATCTCGGCACGTTGGTTCAAGACATCGCCACGCGAGGAGGGGGTCGCAAGGCATTTTTCGTTGGCGCTCCGAAACAGGCGACGTCTATCAGGTTCTGGGCCGGTGGTCAATTTGCCGTCACGCCGGCGACTGACGTGTTGCCGGTGGCAGCGAGCATTGGCATGCCGGCGGGTAGCGTTGCAGCGATTGAGCCAGAAAGCTTGGCGTTTTCGATCAGTGATCCGGAGTTTGCGATTACCAATGTGGCTGCTCTTCATCAGGAGGATACGTCGCCGCAGAACATCACTGGTGGTTCTCCATCGCCAGCGGTTCCGGTGAAGTCGATGTTTCAGACCGAAGCGTTTGCCTTGCGAATGGTTGTGTGGGCGAGTTGGGGCATGCGAGCTCCGCATGTCAGCTTCATGGATGCGGTGCCATGGTAGAGGTTGACACATCTGCCGTAGAAGTGGCTATCAACGTTATGGCGCAGTCGCTTGTTACGTTCCCTAACAAAATGGCGGATGAGCTGACGCGATGGCAAGAAGAAGATATGCGTCGCACCAGGGGCCTTAACACGGCTATCAAGGGAAATGTGGTCGAGACCATCATCACGCAACATACTCAGCCAGGTCAACCGCGAGTAGGTCGAGCGATGCGGCGACGAGTCCGTGAGACGAGAGCAGCAGTAGCAGCGGTGAGAGTTAGAACGCTAGGTGCTGTGAGGCCTACTAAGCCGATTTTGCGTCAGGTGTTGTTTGAGAAGCTCGATGAACGCATGAAGAGGTTGATGCTCGAGGAACTCAAGTGGCAATAAATTTTTCTGAAGATGTTTATCTTATTTGCCAAGATACATTTGGGAGGCCAGCCACGTTCACGTCGGCAAGTGGCGTGTCATACAGCGGCCTTGGTCGCGGCATCTATCGCAGCGATCAGATGAACATCGTCTTGGAAGATGGATCGATTATCACAGATCAGAGCACCATCTTTGACATCAGGTATGATGAGTATCCTGTGCTACCGGCTCAGAATGACTCCATCAACATTCCAGCCGAACCAATTAGTGGGCTTCCAGCTCTCGGAGATTATCAGATCACCAATGTTTGGCACAATGGAGGCGGTGAGGTGACATTGACACTCAGAAGGGTCGTCTAGGGATGTCTGTCAGCTATATCGCGAGCCTGAAGTCAACGCGCATGCAGGCGATCATCAGCGCGATCGATGGTAATATAGCTGGGCCTGGTGTGATGGAGATCGGTGTGGCCTCCATGACCGCTGTGCTGGTGGCGATCATACTTTCTACACCGTCGTTCACTGAGTCCGGTGGCGTCATCACCATGGCTAATTCACCGAAGATAGGAACCGCGTCAGCTGCTGGCATTGCGGCGAGTGCTCGCATCAAAGATGGAGGCGGAAACATCATCGTCTCTAATCTTACGGTCGGCATATCTAACGCCGACATTATTCTCAGCAGCGTAAATATCTTGTCTGGAGAGACAGTCACGATGACGAGCGCTACAATCACTCATTCGCCGTAGGACAGTCAATGACTATTACCGGCACGCTTGCCATCATTGAGTCTGGCGACACGCTCGCGGCGAGTGGTACAGTTGTTCTTAAGGGAACCGGTGGCATCACGGAGAAGCAGAGCTTTGCTTATGACATCAGGGATACGTTCTTCAATGCGGTTTCAGTTGATCCGATGTTCGCTAGTTTCACGACGCGGAAGACTAAAGCGTTGCCGGTTCAGCCAGGACTCATTCCTTATCTTGGCGTCTACTTGATTGACGAGACGATGACGCCTGACGGTGATGCCAATGCCGGCATGATCAGATTTAGTCACACGGCGCGGATTGGTTTCTCGGTGATCGTTGCTAACAATGATCCGGAGGCGGCAGAGAAGACCAGTGATCAGGCATTCTTGAAGATCATGGCGCTGCTGTTCACCGATCTCCACGTCATGAATGTTCTTCAAAATGATACGGCGGGTTACAACAACGTGGAAAATGTCGCCATTGAGAGCATCACGCGGGGAACGCGACGTCACATCTACGGGGCTACTGGCACCAACAATGAAACGCCATTCCTCGAGCTTCAGTATGACGTGAGTGCCTTCTTCAGAACAGAGTGGTACCCGGATATCACTGATGTTCTTGATGAGATCAACGTGACAACGGCTTATCCACCGGATGGTCGTGATACTACTCAGATTCAACAGGTCAACGTGGTCTATGATTTCACTGGGTCTAAGAAAGGAAATAGTCATGGTTCAGGTGCAGATGAAAATTCAAACGCCGGGCGAGCGGATGAAGGCCAAGTTGGCACGCAAGATCGGAAGCATGAAGCGACCAGGCATTCGGGTGTTGCCTCGCGACGATGACATGCGTCGTCTGTTGAAGCATCCATCGGGCCTTCGTTTTAGGAGTGACGGCGGTATGGAATGGCCGGATGATGTGTTCACACGCAAGCGGATTCGCGACGGAGATGTGACCGTCGAGGAGGAAACTAAGCAGCAACCGAAGGCTCATCACGGTCGAGGTCAGCAAGAGTGATCATTCAATAAAGTCGCCGTGGCGGTGTCATTCTTCAGCCCTCCCTCTTACTAGATAGGAGCATACCTATGCCCATCAGTTTTGCTAACATCCCGGCCAATATAAAAATCCCTTTATATTGGGTGGAAGTCGACCCGAGCATGGCCGGCCTGCCATCGATCAACTTGATCGCGCTCATGGTCGGCATCATGACGTCAGACGGCGACGCTGTTCCCGACGTGGCGACTCCGATCGGCAGTCAAGCTCAAGCCGATCAGCACTTCGGCCCTGGCTCTGAGTTGAGTCGCATGTTCCAGGCGTTCTATAAGAACAACTTCGCCAACGAGGTCTGGGGCTTGCCGGTTGCTGAACCTGTGGGATCGACGGCAGCGACTGGCCACATCGTCATTACCACTCCGCCCTCTCAGGCAGGGACCATTCACCTCTACATTGCTGGTACGCCAGTTCCGGTCAATGTGATGACAACGGATACGGCTGCCGACATCGCCACTGCGATCGCCGATGCTGTCAATACCAACTACGTCGATATGGGTGACCCGGCATTGCCTGTGAGTGCGGACGCGACCACTACGCCGGGGACGGTGATATTGACGTCTCATTTTAAGGGAGTCAACGGTAACGAGATCACTGTGTCGACTAATTACTATGGCAGTCTCGGCTCTGAGTATACTCCTCCAGGTCTTGTCATGACGCTGCCTGCGACAGGTCTGCTGACTGGCGGTGTCGGAACGCCTGACTTTAACAATGCCATCGCTGGAATTCAGAAGAAGAATTTCGAGTACGTGGCGATGCCGTACTCTGACACCAACTCGCTGTTCGCCTGGGATCAGGAATATGGCTTCACTGATCAGGGTCGCTGGGGTTGGCAGCGTCAGCAGTTCGGCCATGTCTTCTGTGCCAAACGTGGCACGTATTCTAGCTTGCTGCTGTTTGGTGATACTCTCAACAGCGGCATTGAGTCGATCATGGCGTTCGAGCAGACTTGTCCGAGTCCAATGTTCGAGGCGTGTGCGGCATATGCTGCCAAGGCTCAGCGGGCCTTGATCAACGATCCGGCGCGGCCATTGCAGACGCTCGCTCTCAACAACATTAAGGCGGCGCCGCTGCAGGACAGATTCGACTTCGTAGAGCTCAACAGCCTGGCCAGCAATGGA